GGGATGGTCCGAGTAAACGATGAGCGAAACGTACTCGCAGTACGGAGAGGATCGTCACATCCTGGAGCACACTCCAGACCACGGGCGATTCCTGGACATCGGCGCGTGGCACGCGAAGCAGTTTTCAAACACGCGCGCTCTCTACGACCGCGGATGGTCCGGGGTCATGATCGAGCCGTCGCCCGGGCCGTTCCTGGCGCTCCTGAAAGAATACGGGAACGATGAACGCGTCACCCTGATTCAAGCGGCAATCGGCTTTGATCGTTGTTGCGCGAGGCTGTGGGCGACCGACGATGCGGTCAGCACGACCAAGCTATCGCAATACGACGCCTGGCAAGGCCACGCGGCCTTCCACGGATCGTTTTACACGCCGGTGCTGACGCTGACGGAATTATTCAACCAGTTCGGCGTCGGCGGCTTCCAGTTCGTCAACATCGATACCGAGGGTACCAGCGTGGATCTGTTTCGCGCGCTACTCGAAACCGCACTGTGTCCTGCCTGTATCTGCGTCGAGCACGATCAGCGAATGGTCGAAGTGATGCAGACGGCGGAAGCGAAAGGCTATCGGGCCGTGCATACCAACGGGACAAACATCGTGGTGGCGAGATGAAACGCGTAATTGTTAACGTGGCGACCGGGCGGTACGTTGCCGGCCAGCGGCGCCTGATCGCTTCTCCGTTCACCGATGCCGTGATGGCGTGGGGTGACGTAATGCCGCCGCAGAGTCCGTCTCACGTTGACATCCCCTACGCGTTCAAGGCCCACGGCATGCACGCAGCGGCAGAGGCCGGCGCGGACCTCGTTCTATGGGCCGACGCCTCGATCCTGCCGATTCGTCCGCTTGATGGCCTGTGGGCACAGATCGAGTCCGATGGCTATTGGATTTGCCTTAACGGGTGGTTGAACGCGGAGTGGACCTGCGACGCAGCCTACCAGGACCTCGGTGTCACACCGGAGCAAAACTGGCAAATCCCGCATGTCGTGGCGACGGCCTTCGGGCTGAACCTGCGGCATCCCATTGGGCGCGCGTGCCTGGACCAGTACCTTCTCCTGGCCAGGACGCGCGCGTTCTGTGGCCCGTGGTGCAACCGGAACCATCCAGACTACGCACACATGCCACTGAACGGCCGGTGCGCGCCTTGCGGCTCTGTGCGCGTCCGGGGGCATCGCCACGACCAGACGGCATTGAGCGTCATCGCTTCTAATCTCGGGATGCGACTGACCGACCCGCCGACGGTGTTCGCTTACCGCGGCGGGGAGAACGAGTCAACGGTACTGGTAGCCGACAGCTCGTACTAAGAAATGAAACTGGTCGCCATTATGCCCGTCCGTAACGAGGACTGGGTACTCGGCCTGTCCCTACGTGCCGCGCTGAAGTGGTGCGACGCCGCGGTCGTCCTCAATCACGCCTCGACAGATGGCACAACCGAAATTCTCGACGAGATCAAGCGAGAAAATCCAGGCCGCCTGACGATCATCGCCGATCGAGAGAACACCTGGAAGGAAATGGCACACCGCCAATCACTGCTCGATGCCGCGCGCATGGATGGCGCGACGCACGTAGCTCTGGTCGACGCCGACGAAATCCTAACTGGCGATCTCCTGTCGACGATTCGAGAGCAGGTCCGTCAGCTTCCACTCAGCAGCTACGTCCAGATACCAATGCGGAACCTCTGGCGATCTATCGCGCACTACCGATCCGATACCGGCATCTTCGGTTGCCGCGCCATTACGAGCGTGGCCTTCGCGGACACGGCTGCTTGCTCCTGGTTTGCTAAAAACGGCTACGATCACCACCACCGCGAGCCGCACGGGGCACGCTGCGCGTTGCGCGCCTATGACATGCCTGGCGGCGTGATGCATCTCCAGTTCGCATCCTGGCGGCGCCTGACTGCCAAACACGCGCTTTACAAGATGACCGAGCGGCTGCGGTGGCCGGAAAAACCCGTCGCGGAGATCGAGAGGCTGTACAACCTGGCACTGGATGAATCCGGGCTGCAACGGTCGGCGGTCCTGGCGGACTGGTGGGCGCCCTATGTGGAGTTGATGGAACATCTTGATATAGATCGCGAACCGTGGCAAGAGCGCGAATGTCAGCGCCTATGGGAGATGCACGGCCAGGGCGCGTTCTACGGGTTGAATCTGTTCGGAGTTCCTGACGGATGCCACGCATTGGCCAGTTGAGGCAGCGGGTTAGTTTTACGGACCCGTCGACGGCGACCTCGAGCCAGAACACCTTCGGCGAGGACGCTGGCGACGAGAGAGAAGTCGGTCCGTTTCCGGCGATGGTTGCGACGCTTAGCGGGAGAGAATTCTTTCAGGTGTCGCAGCGATGGGCCGACGCCAGGTACAAAGTGACAATCCGCCACCAACCCGGCGTCACGTTTACCAGACAGATGTACATCACCTGGGGCGACCAGACACTCGACATCCTCGACATCCAGGACGTGCCTGAGAATCGGCACCATCATTTGACGATGATCTGCAAAGATCACGTCGCCTAAAAACCCCACACTCCCCACCCATGCCACGAGCTGCAATTACGCGCGCCTCTCTCCGTCGCGCTGGCAAGACCATGAAGATCGACGGCGTTGACGAGATGTACGACACGTTGGAGCGCATCCTGAAGTACACCGACGGCAGCGCGGGCGCAATGCTGAAGGAAGAATTTATGAAGGCCGCAACGATCCTGCGCGACCGCGCGAAGCAACTCGTTCCGGTGCGCACGGGCCGCCTACGGGATGCAATCTTTGCGACGAAGAAGGCCATCGAAAGGCCTAACGTGCTCGCTGGCGTGTCGCGCCGCGGACCGCGCGCGGCGCCGTACGCAAATATCGTCGAGTACGGCAGGCATGGCGCGCAGGCCCATCCGTTCTTCCGACCGGCGATCACATCCACCAGGGGCGCAATGGCAAAGGCCATCGTTGAAGGGTTCCAGCGAGTCATCGCACACGCCCTCGGGCGCTAAACCGTCGTGAACATCGAAGAGAAAATCTACTCCGTGCTGAGCGGGGCCGCCGCGGTGACGGCATTGGTTCCCGCGGCGCGCATCAAGGTTCCAGGCGGCCATCAGAACCTCACGCGGCCGTACATCATCCACTTCCCGGTTGGCGTCGATCCGATCTACACCCACGGCGGCCTGCGGGATCTTCGCAAGTGGGACTTCTATCAGGTGTCCTGCTACGCCGATTCGCATTCGTCGGCGCGCGCGGTGGCGGTTGCAGTCAGGAATGCGCTCGGAAATTACCGCGCTGATCGCGTGGTCTCGTTCTGGCAGAACGACCGCACCCTGCCATATGACGACGAGACGCGCGTTCACCACATCGCCGTCGAGTTCAGCGTTTTCGAGTCGCTGCAATGAAAGCCTGTCCTGCCTGTGCCGCGCGTTCCGTTGAAATTCGCGAGGACGTTTACATTTGCATGGGGCAGACGCAACACACCTTCCGGGAGTCTCCGGAGCCGGAAGACATTGAACCACCGATCTCTATTCGTCAACCGCCGTCGTTGTTTGTGCGGTTGATCCATCGCGTTCTGCGGGCCGTCGTGAGACGCCCCGCATAAACCGCCCGGCCCGGCGGTGCTCCTCGGAGCAACCGGGCCACCAACTAAAGCTACCGGCGAGATGCCGGAAGGAGAAAAACCACAATGGCACAGGGTGGATTGATTGGGATGGGGGTCAAAGTCGGCTATGCGACCGGCTCCCCGCAGACGTGGAAAAAACTGGAACAGGTGATGGAGGCAAGCATCCCGACCCTGCAATCCGACAAACTCGACACAACCGTCCATACCGCGAATCGATTGAAGCGGAACATCGGCGGCCTTCAAGAGGTCGAGGATATGACGGTCAAGATGTTGCGGGATGCATACACAGCTACGTCACCAAATCAAAACTCCCTCTTCGCGTACCTGGCAAACCAGACGCAACTGTGGTGGAGGATCGAGATTCCGGCAGACCCGGACCTTGCCACAACACTGTTCGAGGCATACGAGTTCCAGGGACGCGTGTTCAGCTTCAAGCCGACCTCAGAGATGGCTGACCCGCAAACTCTGGAAGTAAACGTCGTGTTCGACGGCACGAGTTTTGTCCGGTACGCGCCGTACGCTACCGTTCTCGGATAAGGTTCGGCCAGAAATGGACTCAGTATTCCCGGTCATTGTGGCGACCCCAGATGGGGTGGAGCGCACACTGCGTTTCACCCAAGGGTCGCGCCGGCGAATCGTCAACTTCTTTGGAGTTGACTTCAAGGCGGCATTGGAAAAGTACGGGGACGCGGCAGTGCCGGCCGCGATTCACGCGATGCTGCACGACGGGAAAGGGCGCCTGCCGGATGGCGTCCCGGAGACCGTCGAAGAATTTGAGCAGCAGTTTCCGGGCGACGTAATGAGCAGCAAGCGATACCTTGCGGCGGCCATTGAGGCGATCACACAAGGGAAAGTGGATCAAAAAAAAATCACCGAGTTGATCGACCAACAGATGTCGGCGGACCTTCGGAGTCTGATTACGTCGCCCTCTACGCTTTCTGTAGCCAACGGCTCGGTATTACAAAACGCGACTTCTGGTGGGGATTACTCGAATGCGAACTCCTCGCCAGAATCCGCGAGTACCGAGCCGAACAGCGCGAGTGGAACATCAGGTGCGGAACCATCGCCGCCTGCGTAATCAACTCGGCACTCGGAAAGAAGAGAGGGAAGGCATTGACCTGGCGCGACATTTTCGGAGACGACAACCAGAATGAGGAGCGCACGTTCTTGACGCCAGCGGAAACAAGCATTAGGTTCAGGGCGGCACACGCCGCGTGGCAGAGGAGCCACGGGTAACGGAATGGCCGCGCTTGGCAGTCTGCTCGTCACCGTCGGTGCGAAGATCGACGGCTTTGAGTCGGGGATGGAGGACGTCTCGAAGTCTCTGAACAAGGCGCTGCGCGACGCAGACAAGGCCGTCGCCGGGTTTGACCGGTTCGGCGACAAACTAACCGGCATTGGATCAACCCTGTCCGCCGCGATCACATTGCCACTAGCCGGACTCGGGATAGCGGCAGTCAAGGTTGCCGGTGATTTTGAATTGTCCATGAACAAGATCAAAGCGTTTGGAGACATCACCGGCCCGGCGCTTGAACGCTTGCGCCAGCAGGCGTTACAGCTTGGGAAGGATACACAGTTTTCCGCTCAGCAAGCTGCGGACGCTATGGTCGTGTTTGCTGCGGCCGGCCAAACCGCGGACCAAATTTATGCGGCAATGCCGGGTACCCTTGCGTTGGCGGCGGCTGGCCAGATGCAGGTAGGGGAAGCGGCTAAAATAACCAGCGACATTCTCGGGCAGTTTGGGCTTGCCGCTGGGCAGTCCGGCAAGGTAGCCGATGTGTTGGCGGTTGCGGCGGCTGAAGCCAAGGCATCACTAGGCGAGATGGGTTTGACCCTGACTTATGTTGGTCCAATCGCCAAAGGGGCGGGGCAATCGTTAGAAGAAACGGTGGCCGCAATCGTTGCACTTGATGCTGCTGGGGTTCGCGGAGAGCGCGCTGGTACAGGTTTGCGCGGAGTTATTGGATCGCTAGTGTCGCCGAGCCAAGACGCACAGAAATACCTGAAACTGCTCGAGGTGAGTATTTCGGACAGTGCCGGGAAAATTCTTCCTCTGTCCGACATCATGGAACAGTTCAAGGTCAAACTGGGCGCGTTCGGGAGCGAGGCAGACAAGCAACGAATCCTTTTTGAAATCTTTGGGCGAGAAGCTGCTACGTCCGCTCAGGTTTTAATCAACACTGGCGGGCCAGCCCTTGACGCTTTTCAAGCGAAGCTAGAAACATCAGGCGGTGCAGCCGACAAGATGGCCAAGACGATCAACACCGGATTCAGGTTTGCAATGGAGCAATTCAAGGGCAGCGTTGAGACGGCCGGGATCGCCCTTGGCACGGCACTGCTGCCGGTGGTCAATCGCGCATTAACCGGGTTGACGGAAATAGTTAACAAAGCAATCATCCCCGCTATTGAGTGGTTCAGTAAGTTGTCCCAACCTGTTCAAAACGTGGCGCTAGGTTTCGTGGTTCTTGCCGCCGCAGCAGGCCCAATGCTTTTAATAATGGGGCAGATGTTCAGTGCGCTTGCTAGCGTGTCGGCTGGGGTTATCCAAATGCGCGGGATGTTGTCCGAGTTGGCGGAGCACTTCACATCAGTAGCCGGAAAGGCTCAACTGTTGTACGGTGGACTAATCGGACTTGGCGTATTGATCGGAACAACCCTCGTTTTGGAGGCAAGAGAATCTGCCAGCAGCCTGCGAGAACTGATGGTATCCCTAGAGGGGATTATACCGGCGGCTGACAAGGTGAATCAGTCGGTCAATGCGACCGGTAATGCAACCAAGAAGGCCACAGCAGAGTTAACGTTGTTAGAGAAGGTATTTGGCACACTATGGTTGTCGTTGATGAAGTTGGATTGGAAGGTAGTCGTACTCGGCCCGCTGGGGCTTTTCAGCGAAGTAGTAAGGGACATTGCTGACGCCATCAATGCGTTGCGAAATCGTTTCCCGCAGATGGATAAGGCGGTTGAAGGTAGCGTCCAAAAACTCCAGGAACACGCGAAAGCACAAACGCAGGTGAGCCAAGCTGCACTGGAGGCGTTGGCGGCGTCGCAAAAACTGCGCGGTAGTCTCAGCATACAGGACGAGGCCACTAAACGGCTCACCACTTCTACTGAGAAACACGGCAAATCAGTAAAGGCAGCTGCCGGAGAGTACTCCGATCACGACAAGGCCGTCCGCGTGCTGAACAAGTCGCTGGACCAGGCCGAGGCGGAACTGCGTGACGTCCAGCGGGCCTACCAACTGAACGCGGCGAGCCTCGCGGACGTGGAACGCGCACAGGAGAAGGTCAGGAACGTCCTGATCGCGTTGCATCCAGAATGGAAGCGGAATGCTGATGCTGTTAGCTTTGCCGCACGAGAAGCCGACGCGTACAAGCTGCTCATGGCTTCACTCCCGGCAGTACTCAGTGGCGTCGATGAAGCTCAAAAGATGCTGAACCGGACGTTTGGCGCGGCCGTGATACCGGTCGACGCGTTGACCGATGCATTCAAAACGCTGAAGATCACCAGTACCACCGACCTCAAGGCCGCCGCGGACAAGGCATCAGAAGCCTACAACCAGATCACCATGAGCGGGATCGCCACGAAGGGCGAAATAGAAGCCGCCTGGCGCGCGATGACTCAAGCGGCCATTGATTACGCGAAATCGATTGGCGACGACCGGACGGCGGGCGAACTCAAGCGGCAACTCGACGAAATGACCAGCGATACGCGGTCCGCCGTGAATAAACAGAAAACCATCTGGCAGGAACTCGCCGAGGACATCCGCGGCGCGCTCACCACCGTATCGAACAAGATCGGGGACTTGATCGTAAACGGCGACTTCAGCCTGAAGAAGTTGGGTGAGTCTTTCGTTGATGTGTTCAAAAACGTCGCGTCTAACGCGATCAGCCACTTCATCGACAACGCGCTGCAATGGCTGTTCAAGGAACTGGCGAAGTTGCTGGAGAAGATACCGGGTATCGGTGTAGCACTCGGTGGGGTTTTCGGCGGCACCGGCGGCACCGGCGGCACCGGCGGCACCGGCGGCACCGGCGGCACCGGCGGCACCGGCACCGGCACCGGAGGCAGTGGCGGCGGCGGGATAGGGGTCGGACTAGGCGGCGGCGGTGGCGGTAGCGGTGGTGGCGGTAGCAGTGGCGTTATGGGTATTCTGAACACGACATTTGCCGGTATTACGGCAGTCGCCAGCGTATTCACTGCCATTGGCACAATCCGACTGGAAGGAACGATGAACGCCGTCGAGGAGAACACGCGCTATGCGATGATTTTCACTGCCTCGCTCCACGAGCAGGCGCTCAAATACTGGCCGGGCATCAAGGACATCCACGCTTACCTGTGGGAGACGCAGGCCGGTGCGCTTAAGGGGATTCTGGATCATCTCGAAGTACTTGACGGCACGCTGAAGAGTTGGGTCGCGTACCCGCTGGCACAGATCAGCGATCTAACCTTCGAGATGCGCGACCGCCTGAACGAGATCCGGGACATACTCTCGGTTTCGGACATGGCGCAAGTGCGGGACTTCGCGCCGGCGTTGCCCGGTGAAGCGAATGGCGGCGGCGTCATCGTGCAGTTGGTGGTTGATGGCCGCGTACTCACCGAGGCGATGATTTCGGACCTGGTGTCCTCCGGGACGCGGACCTAGGAACATGGCGAACGCTTTCTATCTGAAGGGGTTGGAACACTTCGGCCGGGCCGATATCAACTGGATCAGCGACACGATCCGCGTCGCCCTGGTCACGAGTGCATACACTTTTGACTCTGCGCACGAGTTCT